CGATGATGGCCTGGCTGATCTTATCGAGCGCCTCCTTGCGGGCCTCCTCGCCTTCCGCGAGCTCCACGCCGTACATCTCCCAGAGACTGCGCACATAGTCGGCAGTGCGGCCGGCGACCTCGTCGGCGGATGCGCGGTTCTCTTCCGGAGTGATGGACCTGATAAAGTCGCGCAGCGCCAGGACGGCGTCTTTGACGAATCCGGTATTCTCCCGGAGCGAGAGCGTGAACCGCTCCCAGGCGGACTTCAGGGAGACGAACGCGCCCTCGGCCGTGTTCATCTTCTTCTCGGCGATATCCTCCAGGACGCCGCTCGTATCCTCCAGCTCGGAGCGGAGGGTGATGGCCGAGTCGGCTCCGGCCAGGAAAGTATTGAACGCGGCGACGGAGCGCTTATCGGTCAGCTCGAGCGTGGTGGCCAGGTCGATGCCCTGGGCGTTCAGGCGCTTCAGACCGTCCATCAGTTCCGGGAAAGTGCGGACCGGCTCGCCGAGCGCCTTGGCGAGCTTGCCGTTGGCGTTCGCCAGGTTCAGGATGATATTCCTGGTCGCCGTGGCGGCGGTGGACGCCTCGAAGCCCGCGTTCGCGAGCGTGCCGAGCAGCGCGGCCGTATCCTTGACGCCGAGGCCGAACATCTTGGCCACGGGGCCAACGGTCGCGAGGGCGGTCTGGTAATAGTTGAAGGAAAGGGCGCTCTTGTTCGTCGACAGGGTGAGCGTGGCCAGGACGTCTTCCGTGTCCTCCGCCTGCAGGCCAAACATGCGCAGCGCGGCGCCGGACAGGGCGGCTGCCTCGGAGAGGTCGGCGCCGATGGCCGTGGCGAAGTTCAGAACCGGCTCGCCCATGGCGATGATCTCCCTCTCGGTAAAGCCGAGCTTCGCCAGCTCGATCTGCAGGCCGGTCGCCTGCGTCGCCGTGTATTTCGTCGCAGCGCCCAGGCGCAGGGCCTCGTCCGTCAGCAAGGAGATATCCTCGACGTTCTTTCCGAGGATGGCGGCGAGGTCGACGTTTGCCTGCTCGAAGTCGCCGATGGTCTGAGCGCCTTCGCGGATGGATGACCAGGCGCGCTTGAGAGTCAGTAGGGCGGCGCCGACGCCGGCCGCAAACTTGGCGATGCCGCCGGTCAGGGCGCCCATAGATGTACCGGCCCTGCTGGACTGACCGCGCAGCTCCGCCAGACGGGCGTTCGTCTCCTGCAGCTGCTTATTCACGCGCTCCCACTCCGCGGTGCCGGGCGCCATGTTTGCCAGCTGGGCGCGCAGCTGCTTCGCGCGGTTCGTGAGCTCAGCGATAGTCATGCTGCCGACGGACATCTGGCGGCGCAGCGCATCGATCTCCGCCTTGTTCTGCTTGACGGTGGCGGTCTCGGCCTTGATGGCTGCGGACAGCTCCTTATAGCGAGCGGTGTCCGTCTGCCCCTGCTTCGCGAGCATCTCCTGCTCCTTGCGCATTTGGCGGATGGATGCCGTAGACGCATCCACCGCCTTCTCCAGATCCAGGATCTTCTTACGGCCGGAGTCGCCATTCACGATGACGTTCATCCGGAGATCTTCGTCGCGTATTACCTTTCCCATAGAGCCGTGATTTCTGAAACAAAATTAGCCGCCATCCGACAGCGGAAAAGGACACCGCCGATGCGCGAATAGCGGCTGCAGGACAGGCTATTGCGAGGCGGACTCCAGCTTCCGGAACGCTGCCGCCACCTCGTCCGTAAAGCCGTACATCAGCCGCTTGGCGATGGATGCGTAGGCGCCGAAGATGAACCGGTTGTGGATGCGCAGTCGCCGGTTCCGGCGATTCTTGATATCCAGGAACCGCTCATAGACCGGATGTGTCAGCGTTAGCCGCCCGTCCATTGCGTCACCGCTGGCCACGGAGATCGAGCGGCCGGTCTCCAGTCGCCCGGTACCGCGCCGGTACCCGGCCGATATCGCGGCGCCCTGGTTGCGCAGCAGGCGCCGGCCTTCCGTCTCCAGGGTGTCCTGGATGAACCGTTCGCGCGCGCCCATCAGCTGAGGGTGATTTCGATGCTCCAGCCGGACCACCCGCCGAACATGGAATACTCCGGGACGACATTGAGGTCCGTGAGCGTGAAGCCCCGCAGCAGCGGGCAGGTGCCACAACTTAGGTCCTCGTCCAGCTTATCGAGGATCGCCTGAGCGATCTCCAGCAGCCGGAGATAGGTCGCGTCTGCGAGCTCCGGCGTCCGCGCCGGGCCGTTGATCTTGGCCAGGACGAAGATCGCCGTGGACACGCTCTCCTTGAAGCTGTCCGTGTCGCTGCCGTAGTCCTGGGCCTCCGGCATCGCCGTGAGTACCTGATCGCCGGCGGCCTTGGTGAGCTGGCCGGTGGCATTCTCCTGATCCACCACGCGAATCGGCGTGATGTCAGGATAGTCCCGCAGATGGAATCCGACCAGGTATTCAGTGAGTTTTTTGAGCTTTTGCAGTCGCTTCATATCGTTTGGCCTCTTTATGGTTGGACCACAGGATAGACAGCACGCTGAAGAGCGGCTCCTCGTCCACGCGGTCGATGTTTCCGATGGTATGATCCTTCGCCAGCTGGATCAGGAGATCGTTCCAGGTCATCGACGGTCCGCGGCTGGTACCGCCGTCCGGAGCGAAGAGCAGAGACAGGTCGACCTCCTCGCCGTTCAGCACCAGCTGCTCGGTCTGCAGGAACTGGAGGCAGCAGCAGAACCAGGCGAGCACCAGGCTCTTCTGCCACGGGCGCAGGCGGGCCGCCCGGCGACGGTCACGCTCGAAGCTGCGTCCGGACATCGGACCGGCGTTCCGGCCCGCCCGGTTCTTTTGCCGGCAGCGGCTCCGGTACAGGATGCCGATGCAGTCGTCCAGATCGCTCTGCTCCTGGCTCTTGGCGAAGGCCTGCACGGACATGGCGGCAGCGCGGAATTCACCGAAGGTAAGATCCTGCAGCAGGTCGTCGGGACCATGGAGGCGGCCGATGCGCGGAAGCGGGTTCACGACAGTGTCCAGCGCAAGCCTCGCGGCCCCGTTCTCCTCGGTGAAGAGGAAGCCGAGGCACTGCTCGCAGAGCCGGTACACGTTCTCGGCGGCATTCCCCCGGGCCGGACGAAGCCGGAGCCCCAGGAATTTGTAGAGCATCCGGATATTGAACTCCAGCGGCGAGGCGCTGCGCTCGTACATCCGGAAGGCATAGCGGATCTGCTCCGGGGTCATCTCCGCCCAGCTGGACGGGATCTCCGTCGCGCGGCCGCTCTGGTATGCCTCGATCCTGGTCATTGAGCTGTGAAGAATTTATTCTTCGGGTCGTTCCGCGGCTGAGGGTCGTAGTTCCGCCAGGGGTTGAGCCCGTCCGCCAGCAGCTCCGCGAGCTCGCCGCGGGCATCGGCGATCTGACCCTCCAGGCCGGACACGTAGGCGTCCATCTCCTCGAGGGTGGCCGCCCGGCTGGAGCGCCCTCCGTTGTAGGACGGGCAGAAGCGCCTGGCGATGGACAGCGGGAACACCTCCAGTGACCAGCGGCGGACGGCCTTGACCAGCGCCGACAGAATCGCCCAGCGCTGACAGACGCGCAGCAGCTCTTTGTCTCCCTCTGCGACGGGGTTCGCGGTGATCGCCGACCACTTGCTGTCGCCGATTATCTTATGCAGCAGCGCCTGGCTCTCGATGATCAGACCTTGCAGCATATAATACACATAGTAGGACCCGTCCACCGGGTACACCGCCTCCAGGTCTTCGATGGTCTTGACGATGGAATCCGCGATCCTGGACTTTGCCGGAGAATTCTTCCAGGAATCCGGCTTTTTGTCTTCCAGGTAGGCGTACAGCGCGTCGAGTGCGCGGTACCAGCGCTCCTGTTGTGCGCGCTCGTCCCGGTCCAGCATCCACTCCCAGGGCATCTTCTCGTTCCCGTCCACCTTGACCTTGCTCCCGCTGTCCTCGTGGGACACCAGGTTTCCGCGGCTGTAGCGCGCCACGGCCAGGATGGCGATGGGCGTGCGGACGGCTGCGACGAAATCGGCATCCTGGTTGTTGTGATACGCGGTGTCGGCAGCTTCGACGACGCCGGTACCGACGAGGCTGGCCACGACGCGGGTGGCATCCACGACTTCGCTCTGGATGACGGAGAACTGATTGGCGGCGGCGTAATAGCCGGTGATCTCCTGCAGCTCTTCTGAGCCATGGTTATCCTTGTTGAAAAGCATATCTATTCGTTTTTAAGCCGGTCCGCCGTAGGCGTCGCCTCCTCCGTCTTCACGGAACGGTGGTAGAAGCCGACGCGCAGATCCTTGCCCGGGAAGTTAAATGCGATAGCCTGGTTGATGGGCTCCAGCACCGTCGACTCCGGAATCTCGGTGTCGCTGGAGAGGAATAGCTTGAAGGCGTAGAGCAGCTCGGATCCAGAGGCGAGCTTGCCGTTGATGATCAGGTTCGAGAGGGCCGGGTGCAGGCCCATGCCGGAGGTGATGGCGGAGGCGGAGGCCTCGGAGATCTTCAGCTGGCTCTCCACGAAATCCTTGATCTTCTGGTCGATCGGATCGATGTGCCAGGTGACCTCGTGGCCGCTCTCATCCGTCACGTCGACGGTGTGGAAGAATTTGCCGGCATTCTCCTTGCCGGAGAGCACGGCCGTCAGGTTCTGCAGGAACGTCTCGGTCATCTTGCCGATCTCCTCCTCGATCTTCGCGTCGTCCGCGGCCCACTCCGGATTGATCCGGCGCAGGATCTCGCGTTTCTGATCCCAGTATGCGCTCGGGGAATGGATGTGGTAGGCGAGGTTCAGGCCGTTCTCGGTGACGTACTTGAAGATCGTCGGGATCTCGCTTCCGCGGATGATCCAGCGGAGCGTCCCCCAATACTGGGGAATCGAGTAAAAGTCTCGGCCGAAGGAATACGTGCGGTTGTACGATGCGCTGGCGGCATATCGACCGGGATCCTTCCGGTCATAGACGGGATAGGCCCGGATGCCGGTACCCACGCAGGCCCGCTCGAAGTCGCCGACGAAGATGTGCTTGACATCCTGCAGGTCGTGCGTGTCCACCCACTCCAGGCGGGCGTTCTTGGCGGGGATGTGCTCCAGGCGGGCGATACGCGGCGCGCGGCCGATGCGGATCCCGCGCTCCAGGTAGCAGGCGTTGAAATATCCCTTCAGGTGCAGATAGTCAGCCAAGGCGCCCTTAGCGTAGGACACCACGTCCCAGCTGTGCAGCCATTTCTCCACCTCATAGTCCTGGATCCACTCGCGGGTGATCTCTCCGTCCCGAAATGCCAGCCGGTACAGGAAAAGCCCCTGGCCGTAGATGAGGCCAAGCTGGCGCTCCAGCACGCCGGGCGCGAGGTTGTTGTCGTCCAGGATATCCCGGAGCCGGGACGGGAGATTGTTGTCGTGCCCGAACGGCACCACGTTCTCGCCGGCCACGCTGTACGGCATCACCTCCCAGTTGTTGACCACATTCTGCCAAAGCAGGCCCGGGATCTGGCCGTCCCCGCTGCGCGTCGACAGGGTGAACACCCGGCCGTCATCCATGTGCGCCGCATAGGCGTATTGACTGATCTTTTCGACTTTCATACTGTCACTTTTTCTCCGTTGAATGTCATCAGCAGCGGGTGCCAGAATCGCCTGGGCTGCATGGAGTCCAGGTCCATATAGCGCTCCTGCTGCTCGGCGTTTTGGTTGAAGTCCAGCCGCTCGCGCATCATCGTCCTCCCCTGGCGCACATACACGACGCCGTCCGAGGTTCCTTTGCTGGAGTTGTACGACATGAACGAGAAGGAGAACGGCTTCCCCTCGCGGGAGAGCCGCCGCATCTCGTTGATGGCGTCATACAGTTTCACAGATACAAAGTTATCCGCGTATTAGGCGCAAAAAAGGACAAAGAATTGCCGTGGCCGTCACGGTCCCCCGGGGTCCGCCCGGCGAATCCGGAACGGCTGTCGCGCTCGCGCGCATCGCCGGGCGCGCGTGAGCATTTTCGGAATTTTTTCCACGTTTCTCGCAGATTATTAGCGAAATGGAGCGGCCCGGAATAAAAAACCTCTTTTTCTCTTCAGAGAAGAGCCCGGCCGCCCTCTTCTGTGGGTGTGTTCACACATAGGCAAAAAGGTGATATATGACGAAGCGCCCCAGCTGGGCTGCAGCGGGGGCGCGATTGTCTTCCGGGCGTCGATTACCGGATGATCGGGTCTATGTTGCCCGCAACGACGGCGGACCGATCCTTCGCCAGGGCCATCAGGTCCTTGCTCATCAGGAAATACTTGAACGCATCGGAGGGGTTCGTGGACTTGAGCGGAAGGTCCTCGGCGGGAAGCCGCTCGGAGCTCTTATCCTTGTAGACGACCTGGTCCTTCACCTTGGTCCGCGCCAGCTGCAGGGAGCAGCGCAGCGGCTTGCAGGAGTACCAGTCGATCAGGACCATCGGCAGGCGCGGAGAGTCGCCGCCCAGGATCTTCAACATGAAGCGGTACTCATCGGACTGCGGGATGGTCCCCTGGTTGCTGCTCATCAGCACGACGTTCCAGCCGGTGCGGCGGCCGGTCTCGCCGTCGATTTCGATGGCGCGCTTGAGCTCGCCGACGGCATCCTTGCCGACGGACTTGTACTGGTTGCCGGCACGGTCATAGTACATGTAGACCAGCTTGTTCTTCATCGGCGCGAAATACTCCCGGAACTTGCGGCCCAGGGCCTGCGTGTGCTCGGGCGGGAGCGTATACAGGAACTTGAGCGCCCGGATACAGCGGCGGCCCTTCCAGTTCCCCTCCTGGCCGACGACCATGGAGCACATGTTGCCGAAGTCGACGCCGAGCCGCAGCGGCATTCCGGTGTCCAGGTGCCGGAGCACGCTGCAGTCCTCGCGGTCCTGCAGGGTCAGCCGGTCGTAGGCCTTCTCGTCGATGCCGTCGTAATAGAAATTGTCCTCGGTTAGCGCGGCATAAAACCGGTCTCCGCTCGAGAGGGATGCGCGCATCGACAGGATGGCGGTCTTCAGATCCGGCACATCGCCGTCGATGGCGTCCGTGAACCAGGCCGGCGTGAGGATATCGGCATTGACGAAGCTGCTGGCGCGCATGTAGAACGTGCTGTTCTCGTCGAGCAGGCGCAGGCGCGTCCACTTGCGCCTCCATTCATTCGCGATGTCCAGCTTGCGCTTGACGTTCAGCAGGTCGCTATCGCTTTGCGTCTGGATCCAGCGGTCCTTGGCCGCCAGGTACTCGCGCAGGGCCTCATGGTATACCAGGCCCGCCTTGATCACGAGCAGGATGGACGGCACGTTCATCCGGGCGGCGTGCTTCGCCATCCAGTCGTATTCCCCAAGGTGTGATGGATCCGCGACGTCGGAGGTGAAGGTCACGCCCCGGTAGAACACGGATCCGGCGTACTCCGGATATCCGCGCACGGCCTTCAGCAGGTTCGAGATCTTATCCTCCTTGAAATACTTCGCCTCATCCCCGAACACGTGAACGTAGCTGCGGCCCGCCAGCGTGGACGGCCGGTCGAGCGATCCGAAGGTCAGGTTCATGCCCGTGTAGAAGATCATCGTCCGGTTGTAGGAGAGGATCCTGTTCCGCGGCTTCCAAAAGCTCTCGCGCAGCCAGGGCTGCAGGTCGGCCGTCTCCGCCTCCCGGAATACGGGCGGCTCGCGCTCGATAATGTAGTGGATGCCCTCCTTGAAGCCTTTCCGCTCCAGGGACTCCAGTACCGTCGGGATCACGTTCGCCGTGAGGTTTGTGAACGTGTCGGACACCCAGGCGCACGGGGCGCCGGGCATGTCCTGCATCACGTCCAGCATCCGCTCGGTGAGACAGTCCGTCGTCTTGGCGGAGCCGCGGCCCAGCTCGCCGTAGAAATTCTTCGCAGACACCAGCTTCTGGATCTGCAGGAACTTGTTCATGTACTGAACGCGCGCCGCTTGCGTGACGTCAGTGTTGACCTGCCTCCTGTGACTCATGCTCGAGCATTTTTTCAATATCCATATCGATGATGCCCGCCTCCATCTGGAT